TCCGGGTACTGCGGACAACGACGTCAACGCGATCATGATGACGGCAGGTGGTCTCAGCGAAGGCTATATGGTCAACGACTTCTTGACCTCAGCTTACGCTTGGTTCCTCCTCACCAACATTGATGGTTTGGCGTATATGGAACGCATTAAGTTCGAAACAGACATGCAAGTCGATTTTGTCACTGACAACTTGCTTGTTAAGGGCTACGAGCGTTACTCGTTTGGTTACTACAACTGGCGCGCGATCTACGGCTCGTTCCCAACCTCGTAAGGAGAAGGCACTATGGCTGATACAGCATTCTCCGGTCCACTGATTGTATTTGGGCAAAACCCATCGCAACCATCGGACTACAACCCTGACTTAGGCTCCTCGCTATTTTATGCGGGGGGCGGCATCCTTGATCCGCGTTTTCCATTCACCTACCTTCCGGGTGAAGCGCAGTCCGCTCAAGACTTTGGCTGGTATGGCTTTAGTGACATTGTTTCGTTCACGGGTGTCCCATACACAAACGCAGCGGCAGCAATTGTTGCCTCTGCAAATCCAACAAGCGCGACTCTTTCGCTTGTTACGACTAACTCCGCTACTACTGGCGTCTACTATTCGTCCAACTTTACCCGGTCAGATACGGGCGCCACGGACACGGTTTTGGCACTTGATGCCTATGCTTCAGTTACCGCTTCAGCAACGAACGGTATCCTGACTGTTACGGCAAACAGTGGCATGCCAATTGGTCCGGGAATGGTTCTTCTGTCCTCTTCTACGACGGTGACAGGCGGAACCCTTGGTGCAACTTCTGGCGTCTATATCGGTTCTCAGATTACGACGACAGGAACTTCATCAACGGTTGGTAACGGACAGACTGGTACTTATCAGCTAAGTCAGAACGTAACATTCACGTCTGGTACGGTTACTTTGGCCTATCCAAACGTGCAATCTTGCGCAATCCCAACAAACATCCAGACGCCATCAATTTGGCTTTGGAACCCAATGGCAATGGTTGGCCGTGCAGTAAGCGTTACTGCAGCAGCCAGCGCCACTTATGCAACCGCGACGGTTAACGGCTACGATGTCTACGGATATCCAATGTCTGAAGCCATCACGATTTCAGCGGGTAACGCAGTAAACGGCAAGAAGGCGTTTAAGTATATCAAGTCTGTGGTGCTTTCCGGCGGCACGGCTGATACGACCCACGCTTACTCTGTTGGTACGACTGCAATTGTTGGCTTGCCAATCCGTTCAGATACCTCAGCAGAAGTTGTTGTTAACTCTGGTAACTCTCAGACTGCACCAGCGGTTAACACGGGCTTTGCTGCAAACGGGTTCTTACCTGCTGACCGTACTACACCGTCCGCCACAACGGGCGATGTCCGTGGCACGATTGACCTTGCGAATGCGTCGGGCGTCAATCTCACGCCGTCTACTGGCACGAACAAGTATGTGTTCCGCCAGATACCTCAGGCCTACAATGTCCAGTCTGCAACTGGCTTGTTTGGTCTTACCCAGTACTACAACTTCTAAGGGAATAGGCCATGAAGAAGGTCCATAAGTCAGAAGACGGTACGCACGGCGAAATGTACGCTGATGCTGCTGTGAAAGACGTGTACGCTGGCGCAAATTCGCCAACTGAACACGAAGCACAAGAACGCAAGCATGGCGGTCGCACCAAGCGCAAGCATGGTGGCCATGTTGCCCATCACAATGCAAAGCACAAGGAGCATCATCACGAGCATCCTAAGGCTGAGCATCGCGCAAAGCGCAAGCGTGGTGGTCACGTTCACCCAGAGCATGCAATGCATGGTGAACATGCTAAGCATCGTGCAGATCGTAAGGCCCGCAAGCATGGTGGCGAGATTGGTGCAAACATGCACCCACTTTCCACGGCTGCTAAGGGAACTGAGCCAAAGGCTCACAAGTCTTACGAGCCTGAACACGATTAATATAAGCGAGGGGGTGTAAAAAGCCCCCTCACTTTCTCATGGGTGCCATATGACCGCAGCATGGACACGTTCTGAAGGCAAGTCACCGTCCGGCGGATTAAACGCCAAGGGACGCGCTTCTGCACGAGCAGAAGGCCATAATCTCAAGGCGCCAACGAAGGATAAAGATAATCCTCGTCATGACAATTTTTGTAGCAGAATGACCGGAATGCGCCGTAAAATGACTGGCTCAGCTAAAGCTGCTGATCCAGATAGCCGCATTAATAAATCACTCCGTAAGTGGGGTTGCTAATGTCTGATAAGCCATTTTGGGAAACTAAACTGCCCAAAGACCATCACACAAAGCACTTGTCGCATAAGCAGGAACAAAGTGCTAAAGCTAGGGCAAGGGCTGCGGGTAGACCTTGGCCAAATCTCGTCGACAACGCCGCTGCGGCACGGAAAAAAGGTAAGTAATTATGGCTACGATTTCTCAATCCGGCGTTATCTGGGATTCAATTACTAAGAACGGCAAGCATGAGCCATTTGAATTGCAGGTAGGCCGTGGATTAATTACCAACCACCAGCCCGTAGAAATTTTTGGTTACAGCACACAGGTTGCGGGTACTGCTCTTGGCCCATTGTGGGAAGGCTTAACGCAATCTGGCGGCGCATATGCCTATCCGGGAACTGCTGGTGTTGTTGTTCTTCTCAGCGCGTCTGGCGCAACTGATGCTGGTTTGATTGTTCAGGTCAACGGTTTGGATGCAAACTACAATTTGCTTTCTGAAGCCGTCACTTTAAACGGTTCAGGCACTGCGACGACAACCAATTCGTTTTTCCGTATTAATGGCATGTTTATAACGAATGGCGTTAATGCGGGTATTATTACGGGTAAGATTGCTACTGTTCTTTATGCCCAGATCAACGCAGGTGTTGGTCAGACGCAGATGTCGCTTTACACCGTGCCAAAAGGTTACACGTTTTATCTGTCATATGTTCAAGGCAACGCAAGTATCGGATTTACGTCCAGCAACTACATGATTTTTGCTGAATATAATAAATTCAATCTTGCCAGCACAACCCAAGAAAACGGATACAATTACACTTTGAATGGCAACACGACATTGCTGTCGCAGTCACCATTTGTGCAAATCTTTAACATTCCATATACGGTCCCCGTGGGACACCCCGGCGGAACGGATATCCAGTTCCAAATGAAGTCCAATACAGGCGGTCCATTTGTTGGTTCAATCTTCGCAGGTGGTTATCTTATTGCTGATGCTACTAACACGAACTTCTAATTAGGAGTCGTTATGACCACGAGCAATACATATGCTTTCTCCCCAAGCTTAGGCGAACTTACAATTTATGCTTTCAACACAGCAGGAGTAAGGGCAACTGCCCTTACTCAAGAGCATATGGAATCGGCTCGTATGGCGACTAACTTAATGTTGTCTCGCTGGGCCAACCAAGGCGTTAATCTTTGGAAAGTTGAACTTGTGACGGTTAATCTTGTCACGGGAACTTCCACGTATAGCGTTGATCCAAATGTAGTCATGGTTTTGGATGCGTATGTCACGACTAACAATAGCGGACAAAACATAGACCGCATTATTCTTCCAGTTAGCCGTACAGAATACGCTTCTTATCCCAATAAGACGCAACAAGGCTTCACCACGATATACTGGTTTGATCGTCTTATTAGCCCAACATTGACTGTCTGGCCTGTCCCAAACACATCTAACGGGCCGTCTACATTATCATATTACGCAGTGACACAAATTCAGGATAGCAACTTTACGGGCGGACAAACGGTTGATATTCCGTATCGTTGGTTGGAAGCTTTTGCTAATGGCTTGGCGTATCGTTTAGCCCGTATATGGAACCCTGCATTAGTTCAAATGCTTAAAGCTGAAGCAGATGAGTCGTATGCAATAGCTGCTCAACAGGACGTTGAGTATGTGCAGATGTATGTGTCGCCTCAGGTCTCCGGCTACTGGCGCAATTAAGGAGGCGTAAATGGGTTATGCCTCACAAGTTGGCCGCGCAAGAGTATCATCAAAAAACCCACAGGCTCTGGCCGTATGTGACCGATGTGGCATGTGGTACAACCACGTTGATTTAGCTTGGCAATTTGACTGGGGTGGCGCGTCCTTAATCAATAAACGCATCCTTGTTTGCAAACCTTGCACTGATATTCCGCAAAACCAGCTTCGCGCTATTGTGCTTCCGGCTGATCCGGTTCCAGTTATGAACCCCCGCACGGAGCCGTATGCTGCGGATGAGACGGATTATACCGTTACGTCGTTGAACGCTACGACAGACCCAACGACTGGCTTGCAAGTTACAAATCCAACATTCCTAGTTGATGAAAATGGTAACAATGTAACAAGCCAGCCAATTGGTGCGCCTGTAGGATTGACGCAAGCCGCCATTATGCCGTTGCAGAACACTGTAACCTATGGCGTAACGCTTCCGGTCGTTTCTATGACCGCAAATGGCGGGACAATCATTACGGTAACATGCTCTGCTTCCACAGGGCTTAATACAAACGACCAAATTTCAGTCCAAGGCACAACTAAGGGAGCCGCGACTGATGGCTTCTATAGCGTAACCGTAAACACAGCGACGCAATTTACCTACACAGTTGCTCAAAACGTAGCTTCTGGTAGTATCTTGGGGTCTACAACACTGGTTAAAACTGCTATAGTTGGTGTGCCGTACAATTATTCGCAGATACCTCAGACAGGGCCGCTGGCATGAGCAACGTAACTATCCCAAATCTGCCGTCAGTCACGAGCCTTAGTGGGTCGTCTCAACTTCAGGTAGTTCAAAACGGTACATCTTACCGCGCTACAGCGCAGCAGATTGCTAACCTTAATGCTAATGGCGGCACGGTAACATCTGTTACGGCTCAATCGCCGCTTTCTGGCGGGACTATTACAACTACCGGAACAATTGGCCTTAACAATAACGGCGTTACCAATGATTATCTTGCCCAAATGGCTGCCTATACAATTAAAGGCAACAACACGGCGGGTTCTGCTCAACCGCAAGACTTAACTGCTGCGCAAGTCCGCTCATTAATTGGTGCGGGTACAATTTCTTCCCTTACCGCTGGGACGGGATTGACCACGTTAAGCACAAACCCACTAACGACATCTGGTACAATTTTAATTGATGTAACGGGCGTTACCTCTGGAACCTATGGCACCGCAACAGCCGTTCCGCAAATCACAATTAATGCACAGGGCCAAATAACCTCTGCTTCTCGCGTAAATATTTTGATTCCAACAAGCCAAATTACTGGCCTTGGAACGATGGCAACGCAGAACGCTAATGCTGTTGCTATTACGGGCGGCACAATCAACCAAACCACGATTGGCGGGACTACTGCGGCGGCGGGTACGTTTACCAATCTTACTGCCACTGGCACGACCAATTTCAGCACAATTTCTTCCGGCACATGGCAAGGTACGCCTATCGCGGTTGCTTACGGCGGTACGGGCGCTACATCGGCATCGGCTGCGCGTACTAACCTTGGTGCGGCGGCTTCCGGCGAAAATAGCGATATCACATCCCTTTCTGGCCTGACCACGCCATTATCTGAAACGCAGGGCGGCACAGGCTATGGATCGTATACGACGGGTGACATTCTTTATGCTTCGTCATCTTCCACCTTGGCCCGTCTTAATGACGTGGCTACTGGCAATGCTCTTATTTCTGGAGGGGTCGGTGTTGCTCCGTCTTGGGGTAAAATTGGTCTTTCTACTCATGTAACGGGTACGCTTGGCACGGCCAATGGTGGTACGGGCCTTACGTCGTTCACTTCTGGCGGCGCTTTATATGCAACTTCCACGTCTGTGCTTACCACTGGCACATTGCCTGTAGCATCTGGCGGTACGGGAACAACGACATCCACGGGTACTGGTTCCGTAGTGTTGTCAAATTCGCCAACACTTATTACGCCAGCCCTTGGTACGCCATCTGCGGCTATTTTGACTAACGCTACTAGCTTGCCGCTCACAACTGGTGTGACTGGCATTCTTCCTGTCGCCAATGGCGGCACGGGTGCGTCTACTCTCAGTGGCTATCTATTTGGTAACGGCACGGGCGCGGTTACGGCATCGGCCACCATTCCTAACGCCGGGTTAACCAATTCTTCTATTACGCTTGGAACGACATCTATATCACTGGGTGCTACAGCAACCACACTGTCTGGTTTGACAACTGTTACGGTAACGCAAGACCCAACTGCCGCATTGCAGTTGTCCACCAAACAATATGTTGATGGTCAGGTTGCCTCAGTCAGCAACACGACATTCCATGCTTCAGTTAGTTATGCAACATTATCGGACCTTGGAACGGTAACATACAATAACGGAACGTCTGGCGTTGGCGCTACAATTACAAACGCTGGCACACAGGCTGCGTTGACGATTGATGGTTATACCTTCACCGCCACAGACGTTACCAATGCCACCCGTGTTATGGTTAAGAACCAATCAAGCGGTCTGCAAAATGGTATTTATGTTGTCACTAACCAAGGTTCTGGCTCTACAAACTGGGTTTTAACCCGTTCTACTGACTTTAACACAGTTGGTACTGGTCCAAATTATATTGAAACGGGTGCTGCGGCATTTGTTAATAGCGGTACATCAAACGGTTCAACCTCATGGGTTATGAACACCACTGGCACAATTACGGTTGGTTCTACGGCTCTTGTGTGGGTGCAAACATCTTCGTCTGGTAACATTACTGTTACTGCCCCAATCACCAAGACTGGTAATACCATCGGCCTTAGCACGGTTGGCATTTCGTTTGGCGGCACGGGCCAGACGACTGCATCCGCTGCATTCAATGCGCTTTCGCCAATTACCACAACTGGCGACTTGATTATTGGGAACGGCACAAACAGTGCAACCCGCTTGGGCATTGGTACAAATACACAAATCCTGACATCCAATGGCACGACTGCCTCTTGGGTCAGCGGTATCAATGGCACGGTGGGCGCAACAACGCCTTCCACGGGTGCATTTACCTATGTGACGGCCAACGGTTCGCTTGCCAGCGCATTATCTGCGGGTGCTTATAGTTACGGTACGCTTGGCTATAGCGATACGAATATCTTTGCGTCTTATACCAATAGCGTAAACACCTACAACGAAATGGTGCTTCAAAACACCAACTCTGGCAACGTGGCATCCACAAATTTCATTGTTTCCAACAACCTTGGTACGTCATCAACGTATTTTGGCGAATTGGGGATGAATTCTTCAACATTTGCAGGATCGGGCGCATTTAACGCGCCTAATACTGTTTATCTTGATGCGACATCCGCTGACCTTGCTATCGGTACGACGACAAATAATGCCATTCACTTTGTGGTAAATAACGGCGCAACGGATGCCATGACAATTGGCACAAGCGGCGCGATTACTGCGGGTGTTTGGAACGGCTCAACCATTGGTGTTGGCTACGGCGGCACGGGTACTTCAACGGCATTTACCACTGGCTCTGTCGTATTTGCGGGTGCATCCGGCGTTTACAGCCAGAACAATGCCAAGTTCTTCTGGGATAACACCAATAATCGCTTGGGCATCAACACCGCCACACCACAGACGCAGTTGACGGTTGTTTCCAATACGCAAACGACCACGCCAACAGGTTCACTTCCTGCTGGTACTGATTTGTATATTGTTGGCGCAAACGCCGCAAACACCCGTATTACGCAAGATGCTTATGGTACGGGGGCTTACGGTGCATATACGGCACGATCAGCCCGTGGTACGGCGGTTTCTCCAACGGCATCGCAATCAGGCGACTTCTTAGCGCAGTTTACTGCCCGTGGTTATGGCGCGACTGGATTTGCTACAGCATCTACAGGTTATTTTGCGATTACTGCTGCTGAAAACTTCACGGATACGGCGCAAGGAACATACGCGTCTATCTTTACGACTGCTACAGGCGGCAACTCTGCGACTGAAGCCTTCCGTTTTGGCCCTGCGGGTCAGTTAG